ATGATTACCAATCCAGTAGCATCTGAAAAAGACAAATTGATTAGGAATGTTTATTCTAAGCAAAAAGATATTGCGGCTTTATTATTAAAGCATGGAAACCATCAAGAGGTTGCGCACCTTGTTTATAAATGGCATTCTCATAAAAACTTTCTTATCCAAAACGCTGCCATTACAAAAATACCTTTAGATGAGCTTAAAGAAAGACATAAGCAAGTTACTCAATTACTTGAGCAAGTAGAACTGTATACAATTCAGTAAAATATTGATAAATAATCCCAACATCTCCAATGTTTGATATAATGATGTAGTTATTACATCCATGGAGGTAAACAAATGAAAAAACCATTCTACAAAAAGTGGTGGGTTTGGCTTATTGCTATCTTTGTCTTATTTATTATGATTGGTGCTTGCAGCAATAAAGATAAAGATAAAAAGACTTCTGAACCTACTAAGACAGAAACAAAAAAATCTGATAGCAGCAACCCAAAAGATAAGATTACAAATGAAGCTGAATCAATTGCAAAAGGATTAATGGGAACATCCATTAAAAAGATTGAAGTAAACGAACATGCAGGAACTGATAATCCTGATGATTATATCCTTTTACTTCACTTATCGTTTGATACTAAAAACACTAAACAAACAACTAAAGAAATGATTGAAGACCATAACAATGAGATTGGTGTTAAAGTTGCGAAGGAATTGAAAAATGTTCAGGAAGTAGCAGTATTCTGGGAAGCACCATATATCAAAAAAGGAGATAATATCGTTAAAGCTAACTTAGAACGTTCTGGCGATAAAATGATGTTTAAAGAAAATTGGATTGCTCCTGTTCTAAAATAGAAAAAAGCCGACTCCTTAATTGGAATCGGCTTTCTGTTTTTCAAATATAATATCAAACTATTCTTTTGTATAGAAGTATTTAAGTCCTTTCGCATCTAACCACGTTGTTGCTCTATCTAGTTCATTCCCTTGGCGATATGCTGTTTCAAATCTAACTAATCCTTGTTTATCTCCATATGAGATAATACGAGATTCATACCCAAGAGCATCCATCATTCCTAACATCTCAGGTACTAACGCTGTACCGAACTCATAAGTAACTACTTTGCTAAATTTATTCACTGTAATTCCAACTCCTTGATTATTATTTGCGCTTCCGCTTACTGTAAAACCGAATACTTTAGCAAATGCTCTTGCATATGCTGCTGCTAATTGATCTAAGAATCCACCTTCATTAAATTGAGAAAGAAGCTTTACATGCTCCATATTATTCATAAAGCCATTCTCAAATAAGCAAGCATCCATGCTTGTATCGCGTAATACTGCATAATCTGCTTCACGTACTTCACCGTTTGTGAATACACCAAACTTAGAATAGAAATTATTCCACATTTCATTATGAAGCTTTTGAGATAAATCTCTTGTTCTTTTTGGAGCGTTTGGATGAATATACGTTGTAAACCTCTTTCCCACTGCACTGGCATCGTCCACATGAATTGAAGCAAAGAATGACGCTCCATAACGATTAGCAATATTACAACGTTCTCCTAAAGGAATGAATACGTCGGTACTACGTGTTGAATTGTGGACGACACCTTGGCACGTATCAAGGATTTGCCCTAACTTATTTGAAACATGTAATACAACTGCCTTTTCAGTTAATTTGGTTTGACCATTAACTGTACCCGAATCTTTTCCACCATGCCCTGGATCTCTAGTTAATTTAAACACTATTCAACATCTCCTTTTTTCTCTTTTTGTTTACCACCTAAAACTTCAATTGCATTCATAAATACTGAAGGTAGCTTGATACCCATTGAACCCGCATTTTCTAATAGTGATAACAACTCATTACCGATAAACAAAAATAGTGTCGCTTCACGAACTGAATTTTTAGTTCCCATAACAATATCTACTTGTGTAGCTGCTGCTACCAAAAGAAAAAGCATTACCTTTTTGGCAATGCCTTTGAATCCTATTTTGCTTTTTAATGTACCGTTAACACCTGCAGCAAGTACTCCTGTTAGATAGTCAATTACTGTCATGATTACTAAGACTTTCAATGTTGCATCCCATCCTCCCAAAAAGTACCCGCAAAAAGCTCCAAAGGTAGCTATAAATGTTTTCATTAACACATCAATACGATCCATCTTTCCACTCCTTTATGCAAAATAAAAAAGCCTGCTGCTGCACGCTTGTCTTTAAAAGCCATATTTTATACTAAATAAGCCGTTACTACGTTATCTACAATTAAATCTGCTCTTCCATTGTCAATTAGATATTTATCTATTCGCTCTTTATACGCCTTCATTTTGATTATGATGAATGTATACTTAAAAGCTTCATCAATAATACGTTGTGCCATATATTCAGCCATTAGTTACTACCTCCTTCTAGTGTTTCTGGAGTATTAGAAATGATGAGATCATCAATCGCCGATTGCATAAGGACCAAGCGTTTCTTTAACTCTGCTAATTCATCTGGAGTTGGATTTTGTATAATCATTTCATCTATAGCTTGCTGCATTAATTCCTGCTGTTTCTTAATTTTTTCTAATTCAGACGGTTCTTGTGGTTGCGGTTCTTCAGGCTTAGGTTCAACTGTTTTCACCCATTTACCTTCCTTGAATACAGGCTCGTAAGCTAACCACGGACAAACCTCTAAAGTACAGTTAGGAGGGATGTCAGGCTCATAGCCTACAATGACATCCTCCTCGTATGGTACTTTAATCGTTTCGTATTCTACCCCAAACATTACACAGTCAGGACATTCGTATTTGCTGATTGGTTCTTCATATACAGGTACATGCTCTGTTTCTTCTAAGTTATCTTCTTCTGTATCAAGGGAAGGTACATCAATTTCAACGGGTACATACGTACCATCCTCAATGGATTGGTGAAGCTCACATAGTTTTTCTTCTGTGACAACTTCTTTCTGTTCTTCTCTGTAAAACGTTTGTTTCTCGTAAATCGGTTTTTCATCGATGGGAATCATTTCTGTAAACTTTCCGTTTTCGTCATAACAATAACCGTATTGTCTAGCCATGATCTTTCCTCCTTTTAATCTACTACATACGAGATTGTGAAATTGAAATCTTTATTTACTAGAGATGGACCTACAGACGAAATCTTTACATCGCCGCTAGTCCCGATAGACAGCGCCCCCACTGTACCATCGTTAGCTATGATATTGTGTGCTACAGTCAATAGTGGTTTCATACCCTCAGGCATCATGAATACAGTATTAATTTGTTCGTTTTTTCTTCTTACGCGCGCTCGTAAAGTAACGGTGTTCCCTCTTCTATCCGCAATAACACCATCACTGGTTGTTAACTCAGCATCAGCCGTTACAGTGATTAAAGCCCGTGTATCTTTATCTTTTGTCACAATATTTGTTTTAGCCGCTTGGAGTCTAAATTCATTTGACTCGGGAACGTATAACCAAACAGTTTTCTGATTCTTCCTGTCCCACATAGCAATATTTCCAGCACTAGTTTTTTGGATAGCCACTTCTGATTTTTCATCTTTAAAATTAATCTCCGCATTCGCACTAGACAATACAAAAGTACCCGTCATAGTACCGCCTGTTTTCGGTAATGCTCCAGCTGCTAATTCTCCTGCTTTAATAATCGGGGCAAAATCTACATTTTTAAATTTTTCTCCTGCTTCGATTACCTTTTGAATAATACCAAATTCATTTGTGGACTCGACTGCTTCATCGCTTGATAGTGATTTTTTTACAGTAAAACCAAACAGTTCTGTATCTAATTTTCTGTCCTCTTCGGTAATATGAATTTGACCATTTACATAACCTGCAACTGCTAGCGTTTGAGTCTTTAATACGATTTGGTACTTCCCTTTCATTGCGTTAATCGGCTGACAGTCATCTTGAAATACCGTTGTTCCATCTGGTTTTTTAAATGTGGCGCGAACAGACTTCGCCTGACTCAAATCTAACTCTTCTCCGAATTTAGTTAGATTTAAAATTAACTTGGCAGAATTCTCATCTCCTTGGAAAAAGCTAAACTCTTTTTTACTCATGACGTTCATTAAATCTACGGTGATTTCATGTGTTTTGAATGTCATATATAGAACCACTCCTTTATGCAAAATAAAAAGAACCAGCGTTTGCTGCTCCCTCGGTTTTAACTAATTAATTTCTCTAATGCTTCAATGCGTTTAGTCATGTTTTCCATATCTATTGCATACTTCTCTTCAAGTTCAGCAATTCTCGCAGCATCTACTTTTTGTTTTTCTTTTAACATTACAATTTCATCTTTTGACTCTTGGACTTCATGATCCAATTCTTGAACAGATCCTATTGTAATAACTTGAGTGGCATATCCCTTGATTCCATCTTTCTCTAAAGATGTAAATACGTCATCTGTCTCTTCTACAACAAAACCGTAATACGTCTCTATATCCTTTATCGTATAAGGCTCTGTTCGCTCAGGAGGTTTATTCATCCGCATTTGATATAAATCGTACATATCTTTTTTCGAATAATACTTCTTCGGTTTTAAGCTTCTAATTTTTTCTAAGGCTGAAAATGGAAGATCATGTATACTTGTTTTTAATTTCTCTGAAGATCTATTAACATGTTCCATTGCATAGGATTTTTGTTCTGCCCACAAGTTTGTATCTGAACGAATCCCCCCATGTGCGGTTACCTCTGCGACCTCAATACCGCGAAAATCATTACCTGAAGAATTCATTATTTGCAATAGCTTATCATACCCAGAAGCTGTGGAAGAACGAATTCTATGATTGCCTCCCAATAACAAATCAAAGTTTACTCCATTGACTTGAATAAAATCCGCAACAGTTCTACTTTTATGATTAATAGAGACCCCATGACCACTATCTAAAACCAGAGAACCATTTGAATTCAACCACATACTTGATTGTGCGGTAATACCAACGTTTCCTTGTGCAGTTAAACGCATGCTACTTTCTCGACCTTCTAAGTCTACAAATCTATAATAAACTCCACTTCCATCCTTATAGATACTACCGAAGTTTCGCCCAGTACCATCGCCTTCACCAAGGATAATGTAAGGGTTGCGTGTTTTACTTTTAAACTCGTTCTCGAAGCCTATTACGATTTTTGCTTGACCTTGGTTCACGAACCGCATAACTTGGTTTTCTATGTGTAAATGTTCATTTTCGTTACTTGTTTTTATCGTAACACCCATGAGTAATCCAGCTTTTAACCAAGATGCTTCTACCTTACCTACTAAATCAATTAAATCTGCAGATATTTTAATTCTTTCTGCTGATTGATTTATCGATGAAATGATTTCGCCTCTTTTGACGGTACTAAGGATACTTTTCTCGGTAACTAAAATACGCCCCTCTAGATCTCTTACATATACACCTGTAGCGTATTTACCGTCAGATTCCGTAGTTGTGTATACCTCTGATTTTAAAGCCCTTAAATCTAATCCCTGCTCGTTGATAACAAATCTGTTATCAATTTGAGTCATCTTTGTATTGAATTGTTCGGTTGATATTTTATGAGCTAATTCATCTAATAAATCTTCTTTATTTTGTTTAACTATTTCCTTCAAATCAGGAATTTTAAAACTAGCAACATAGTCCTCTACTTGTTTTAACTCAACCTTTGCCCCAATTGATTTTGCCTGTTGTTCAATTTTACTATTAGCTTCAGTGAGCTTATTTCCCTGATCATCTAATATATTATTCAAATCGCGAACTGTGGACGACAAGTTATTTGCCGTTTGCTCTATTGATGTAACTTTTTTACTAACGGTATTTTGGTCATTCTTAACATCAGTAATCGTACGTGAAAATCCTTTAATAGATTCTTTCACTTCATTATATTGACCAGTGACTTCTTTTCTTACAGATTCGATATCAGGTACAACAGGGTCCCAGACACCATCTTTCCAAAGTTTTAAAATACCGGGCTTTCCGTTAGAAACATCTTGCCAAAGTGTTTTTCTATCTTTAAGATCTGTTGTCGGTGGATTCTCCGATTCGATAATTTCTACCGTATTATTTTTAATGTTTTCTTGTACTTTTTCAGCTAACCTTTTAGCGGCTTCTGATTCCTTACGTACTTGTTCCACCGTTTCCTCATTCTCTTTAAAAGCCTTCTCAAGCTGCTCTAATAATTCTTTATCCGCTTTATTACCAAGTGAACTAATTACACGATTATACAGCTTTCTTAATTCTTCATTTTGGTCAACGATTTCCCTGTAATCGCCATACATGTATTTATTTTGTGTAGGATTTTTAAATGATTCTTCACCAGCAATTGCTCTTGCCTCGAGATAAAGCTTTGGTGTAAATCCTTTATCCTTAATGCGTAATGTGTCACCTTCATTTATCAACTCATGATGGAAGCCAAAAACTTGTTCAATGGCTGCAGCCTCTACTTCATATGAAGTGGAAGTACTAGTTCGTTTCTTCATTTCTGTTTTTGCAAGAGACAATAACCTTTTAGGTGACATATCATCATCTTCTGTTTCGGGCGAATAGAATGCGAACTTATGACGACCTTGCTCATTCCATCTTTGAAATGCGTCTGGATCAACTAAATAAGGTAGTCCATTATTTACACTCTCAATAGTTATTAACTTATCGCCTTCACCACGAACAAATGGTATAAGAGCTGTACAGATATTCTGTGAGTTTTCAATACGTTTAACACCAATTAAGTCCTTACCTAAGGTAATCTCCCTGCCAGTTTCGTTACCTCTTTTTTTCACCATATCTACGTATCTACCAACGACATACGAACCGACTACTTCCACACGGTATTGAATTTCAAGACCGAATAAAGAAGCAATCCTTTTTAAAAATGCAAGTGGATCCATAAACTCATCAATAGTCATCGTGTGGAAGCCAGTATACTCTGTCTTACCGCGTTTCCATTTCGTCCCTACTAATGCCATATCTATGAATTCATTTACGGTTTTTGACTCAATCTTTTGTGGCTTAATAATCCCTGACTTAGCTAATAAAATCCATTCCCCTGAAGCATAGATAACTTTACTACGATTCTTTGAATCTTGTTCAATTTCCGTAATAACATAGGGAACAATGCGACCATCACGGACTTGCTTTAACACCAGGTTCTGTTGTTGTAAGGTAACTGAGTCTTTTGTTCCATCGAACGTTGTGAAATCTAGCTTGTCTATACTATTCTTAATTTCCCATTGACGCTTATCATCCCAGTAATCTTTCGGCTGAATTGCTGCAACAATCTGTTCTGTTTTAAAATCAACGACATGTAAGATCCCATTCAGTTTCATTATCTATATCTCTCCCTAAAACTAACAGTTGCTTTTACATCTGGGGGCATAATATCCATACGGTTATAACCTCGTATAACAGTTGGAAAATCACTAAAAATATCTTTTAGATTTATAGCGTTTTTCCCATTAATGGTTACTAAACTCCTGTCCGTATCAATCACAATTTTGTCTCCAGCCTCAAAAATGTAAGGTTTAGCATTAGATGGTACTTTATTAACTTTCCAAATCTTTAAATCGTCAATTTGCATTACATCAACAGGTTGGTTATTATCCCACTGACATATCGCAATCATAACTTGAGCAACCTTTCGATCTGTCATTGGATTTCCTACTTCATCAATCCATTTCACTGGAAGTGATGCATCATCAATTTCAGTGCCATCTTTGAAACGTGCCACATAAACAGACCATTCTTTGCCTCTTCTCGCAATACGTAACCTACCGTAAAATTGATTAAATGTATTAGGGTGCACTCCGCTTGTATCTACTAGTTTTCGGATACTGTTGGGTGTTCCAGTATTTCCAATTCGCATGTATGCTTTTGTGATTTCAGCATCCCAATATAAATCATTCATGTTGATTCGCGCGACAATATTACTTGTATCATCCAAAAGCAATACCTCCACACGACCCATTTCTCCAATATTTTTAGACTTCAAACGCACCCATGCTTCCATTTCGAAATCTTGAATAGGACCACCAGGAATATTTTTCTTGGCTATTGCTCCATGGAAGCCTTTCTCTTGTCCGTAATCTTGACAATACAACGCGTAACCATCTCTTGATTTAAAACTACCTGTACCCTTCATTTCCTCGAACTGCCCAGTGACAGGAGTCCATCCTACAGGTGTAGCCATTTCATCCCATAAGACTCTTTCCCTCTCTTTTACTATTGTTTCTTCCACACTTAATGGATAACCAAGACGGAAGTAATCACGGCCATTCGGATACTCTCCAAACCAAACATCTAAAAATGTACTTGGTTTCTTCGTTTCAATTTCAATCAAAGCAGGTACTTGCACACTTCCTTTATTTTTAAAATAAGAAGTCGTTTCAGTAGACCACTCTTGTTTAAACGCATGCTTTTGAGTTTCCCCTAATTTATAAGGCATCGGGCAAATAAACTTAATCACTCCATGCCCAAGATCCACGAGTTCATCCGGGTCAAACTCTCCGTCTACTACCGCAAGGTATGTCCTATCTGGTTCCGCATCAAAAACTAATTCTTGTTCACCTTCTGTGATTAGCCAATCTGCTAAATCTTCTTTTACCTTTTGTAGATCCATACCCCGAGAAACAATACCAATCGGAACTTCTAACACCCTGATTTCAGTCTGTGTATTTAATAAACGCGCTCCTGGATAATTGGGAACCTCCAATAAGTTACGTTTAATTGGTGCCCATGCTGGCCTTGTCCATCCTTGACGAATTACCAAATAGTTTTTTCGTTGTTTATTAAATGTAAAGGAACTCATCCCAACACCTCACTTTCATACAACAAAAAGAAACCCTACATTTAAAATGCAGAGTTTCTGTCTTCTTCTCGTTTTTGATGTTTCCTTACATAGCGGAAACTTCCCTTACCCAACGTATCAGCATCTAAATTCACCGGTACTTCGATAAGGATATCTCCCTGTTGAGCCATAATAATATTTTTATTTGTTTGCATGCCATTTGCTATATTTCCATAAACTCCATTTACAGCAGAACGAACATCCGAGAAACGGCTAGTTGAATTTGCCATTGCACTACGCATTTCACCAACTAATTGATTAATAGAGCCGGTGATACCTAATGACCTTTCTCTCGATGATAATGGCGTTACTGATACACTGTTACCTCTTTTAGTAAATAACTCAGGACCCGCCTCACCTGCTATAAATTGTCCATCTCCAAGAACATGTCCACCTGTAGCAAGCATCGGCACATGTGGAATAGTTGGAGCATCCACACCAGGGATTTTATTTAACAGATTAGCTGGTGTATTAAATCCATCTATAAATTTATTAATCATCCGAATGATTCCATTGATAGCTGTACTAATCCCTCTTTTAATTCCATCCCAAACTCCTAGTACCGCTGATTTCATTCCCTCAAATGCACCACTAACTGCACTTGTAACCCAGCGGACTGGAGTCATAATTGCCTCTTTTAATCCATTCCACACAGAAGATGCTGTAGACTTAATACCTTCCCAAATACTCGAAAGAGTAGATTTTATTCCATTCCATATACTACTGCTTGTACTACTGATCATATTCCACACAGTTGTAATTGCATTTTTTATAGAATTAAATATAGAAGTTGCCGTTGAAACGATAGAATTCCATAAGCTAGAAAGGAAACTTTTAATCGCATTCCACACCGCACTTGTTGTGGATTTTAAAGCTTCCCAAGTGCTTACTATAAAGTTCCTTATCCCTTCAAATATTGGTTTCACAAACGCCACTAATGCATTCCAACAAGAAACTAAGAAATCTTTAATCGCATTCCATAATGATAAAGTTGTAGATTTGATATTTTCCCATGTAGCTGCAATCCAATTTTTTATTGCTTCAAAAATCGGTTGCACAAATGCTACCAAGCTATTCCAACATGCTTCTAAAAATTCTTTGACTGTATTCCACACTGATACCGTGAGGGTACTTATCGTATCCCAAACTAATGTGATTGTATTTTTTATCCACTCAAATACAGTAGTAGCTAAAGTAACTATTCCATTCCAACAAATTGTTAAGTATTCAACAAGTGTCTCCCATATTAGCGTGGCGGTTTCTTTAATGCTTTCCCATACAGAAGAAATAAACAGTTTAATAGATTCAAAAATCGGAGTTGCAAAATATAAAATAGCCGTCCAAATCGCTTGTAAATATTGAACAATAAAGTCCCATACCGCTTGTACAACTGCAGAAATCCCTTCCCAAATAGTCGTAAAGAAATCTGCTATTCCTTGTAGAATTGGTGTTAAAAACTCTACAATTCCATTCCACACACTTATAATGAATTCTGTTATACCTGTCCAAATCTCAGTAGCAGTTTCTTTAATACTATTCCAGGTTTCTGTAAAGAACGTTGCAATACTAGTCCAAATTTCATTAGCTGTTTCAGTGAAACTTGTCCATAATTCAGTAAGATAATTCACAATGCTATCCCATAATTCGGATGCCGTTTGCGAAATGGTGTTCCACAGTTCTGTGAAGAAAGCTTCTACTTCCCCCCAGATCTCCTTTGCTGAATCCACAATAGAATTCCACGTCTCACTGAAATAATTCGAAATTCCTTCCCATATCTCAGATGCTGTATCTTTGATGCTTGCCCACAACTCTGAAAAGTAATCCTTCATTCCTTGCCATATCTCAATAGATGCTTTTTTGATGGACTCCCAGGTTTCTATAAAATATTTCTTTATATCGTCCCAGTACACATAAATTGCTACTATCGCTGCTACTGCTGCTATAATAGCGGCTATCACACCCCCAACAACTAAAGCACCGACACCAAGCACCGTTCCAATTGTTGCTAAAGCACCAAGGAGAGAGCCTATTATTATTAATAAAGGACCAATTGCAGCAACAATCATCCCTATAATAACGATAGCTTTTTTGGCAGAAGGAGATAGTTTAGAAAAACCTGCAGCCATTGCCGTTAATTTTTCAGCAACAGATTTAATAATTGGACCAAGTGTTTCTCCAAATGAAATGGCCAGTCCCTCTAAAGCGGATTTTAAAGAACGAAATGCACCACCAAGTCCACCTTCCATTGTTTCTTTCATATCCTTAGATGTGCCTTGGCTATTTCTCAATTCGCCTTCTAATTTCTTAACGCTATCCGTTCCTTGTTGAAGCGCAATATTCACCCCACGTATTGCCTCATCACCAAATATCGCTGAAAGGGCTGCATCTCGTTGGGCACCATTCATACCTTTAGTAGCTTTTTCAACATCTACTAAAATACTAGTCATATCGCGCATATTACCATTCGAATCATACACAGCTACTTTTGTTTTACCGATAGCAACGGCTCCATTTTCCGCATTTTTCTTTACGTCACGTAGCATCGCTGAAAGTGTTGTACCTGCAGAAGAACCTTTAATACCTGCGTTAGCAAATGTTCCTAATAAAGCGTTCGTTTGTGCTAAATCCATGTTACTGGCTTTAGCTGCAGCTCCACTATATTTCATAGCTTCACCTAACATTAGAACATCGGTATTAGTACTACTCATTGTTTTCGCGAAAATATCCGTCGCTTTTTCCGCTTCACTAGCATCCATACCAAATGCCGACATCGTATCTGAAACAATATCAGCAGCCGAACCTAGATCCATAGCTGCAGCACTGGCCAGATTTAACATCGGTTCTGTTGCAGACATAATTTGGTTTGTATTCCAGCCAGCTAAAGCTAATTTCTCCATACCAGATGCAGCATCAGAAGCACTAAATGCTGTAGTACTTCCCAGGCGCTTGGCTTCTTCAGTAAGGGTCTTCATGTTGCCTTCTACTTCTTTTGTAGTATTACCAAGCTTGGTACCCATTGTGGCTTGTACTTTTCTCATGCCATCATCAAAGCTAGCAAATACAGCCGTTGCCGCTGTACCAGCAGCTGCTACAGGTAAAGTAACGTGGGTACTCAAACTTTTCCCTACGTTACCCATTTTCTCGCCTAATTCTTTAACGGATTTATTTGCTTTCTCTGCATCTTTAGAAAGCTTTTCTAATTCTTTGCTAACATTTTTTATTGAATTTCCTCTGTCTACAGAAGAAAGTGTATTCTTTAATTTTTCTACATCAGTACTCGCCCCAAATGAATGCTTTCCTATTTTATCGATAGCTTCATTCAATTGTTTTGATGATGCTGTACCGTTTTTAATGGCGTTAGTTAATTTACTTCCTAACAGACTTGAAAACTGATCTATGCTTGTTCCAGTAGCCCTAAAGAAGGTTTGTAATTGCTTATTAGCTTCTGCAGCCTTTTTTTGTTCTGCCGTAATACTACCTAGCTTTCCCTTTAAGCTATTAAGCTGACCTTGTGTCATTACAATCTCACGATTAAACGCGCGATATTGCTCTGGCGAAATTTTACCTTCAGCAAACTTCTGATTTACCTGTGCTTGTGCAGCTTTCAATGCATTTAATTTTTCTGAAGTAACTGCTACTTGTTGTGATAATATTTTTTGTTTTTGTGCAATCAATTCAGCATTACCAGGGTTAAACTTCAATCCCTTTTCAACTTGTTTTAATTCTTGAGATAACTTAACCGATTTACTAGTAACATCTTTTAATGCATTACCCAGTTTAGTAGTATCCGCTCCAAGTTGAATTGTAATCCCCTTAATCGATTTACTCATTTACTCACCACCATAATAAAAAAGAGCGTTACACACGATGTGCAACACTCTCCTTTTAAAAGTTATCGAAATCAGATTGGGTAGCTTGTCTATCCTTTTCCCTGTCTGGATCTCTCATACTTGTATATTCATTTATATAATCAAGGCACATTCCTATGGTTAAATCATCTAAATCTGCTCTTGTTAATTTGCAACTGTAACATAAAGCAAGGAAGGTTTCGCATGTGATTTCTTCTCCACTTATGGACGTACCTTCACCATTGCTCGTTACTTTTTTCTAGTTGACATTGTTTTTACCAATAATTCTTGGATGTCCGCAACAATATCGAAAATAGGGAATTCATCGAATGAAGCTAACCAAGCGAATTGTTCAGGGATATCTGGATTTGCTGCTTTAGCAAATGTATAAATAATGTTATAGAATACCTCTGTATCTAATTTGGCTAACTTTTCATAATCCATATTTTCAACGGTTGTTAAATCTTCTAACGCTCCCAGCTTCAAGACATCAGCAAAATAATCTGTACCAAATTGCATTTTATATTGAAACGGTGTAGCTCCAGTAGTTTTTAAAGGAATATCTTTCCCATCAATTTCAATTGTTTTTTGCATTATATTAATCTCCAATCAGTTATTTTTTAAGCTGATACTTATTACTTTTCTGCTTTTTCGTACACCTTTGTATACCAATTGTTATAAATGCTATCCGGTGTGGAAGTTGTTGTAGACACTTTCGTTTTGAAATTATCTGGACGAGGTGAAGCAACAAGTTTCAATTCTGTTTTATTTGGTTCTGATTTATCACCTTTTGTAGTAGAAGCTACGCCTGGTCTAGATACAGCAACATAATACAGTAAATGACGTACTGCTTTAACATCACCATCAAATTCAAACATCATGGCAATTTTCTTAGTTTTTGTTTTAGATGATTCCGTTAGAACTTGATCCTCTTTATCTAACGTTTCTCCAAGTACTTCTGTACGGAAATGTTCAGTTAACTCCGCAATTGTGAGCGCACCCTCATACCCTTGGTTAGTAGATTCCGTGTAATATAGACCATCGTCAGCATAAAAGTCCATTTGGTCACCTTTTGGATCTAACTTTAATTCAACTGCACCTGGTTGCCTTACTACTTCTCCATAAGTGATTTTTCCGTTTGAATCCTCTTCCACAACCGAATAACGTACATTCTTTAAGCCGTATGTTACTTTGTTCATTTACATTAACCTCGCTTCGTATATTTTTTGAAATACCTTTTCTGATTGAATAAATACATCCGAACCAGAACTATAAGGAATTTCATGTTTGTCCAAAATGTTCTCGAGGGCTTCCTCTGCTTTTAAATCTTTTTTAGTTGTATAAAGCTCTATATTGATGTCATTAATTTTTTGATAGATCTTATTGTCAGCTGCCATATTGGGTGAGCCATCCACAAGGAAACAGATAAAAGGTGGATTAACCGATTTTGCGAAATGCGAATAAGCCACAGGATAACCTGTAGCTTCAAGTATTTTCATTAATTCAATTATCGTCATCGCCTTACAACCACCCCTACTTTCCTTTCGTACTCCTGAATAGCCTTTTGTTCTACGGGCTGAATATGTGGAGTACCAGGAACCCTACCGCCACCATTTACTTTTGCATGACCTTTTTCTAGCAAGTGTGTTAATTGGTAGTGCGTAGCATTGTGGATGAACACATCACCATCTACTTCTTTAACTCTCCAACCCTTTCGGTATTTTCCTGTTAATTTAGGCTTGTTAAGCTTTTTCAAGGTACTAACACCTTGTTTAGCCACTTCCTTCTGTATTTTCTTCACATCATCTTTTACTTCTTGGGTATATGTTTCTACCTGTTTTGTAATTTCATTTGCCAAATCTTCAATTCTAATCACCAATCTTCACCTCACAATATAGTTCGGTAAAGCCATCCATGCGTGGAAATGTTCGATAGATTGAATACTTTTGGCTCTCATATTTTAAAGATGTTTCATCATCATACTCGTCAGAATCTACAAGAAATAATAATTGTGGCTTAAATCCAAGTTGGCCACCTACTAAAAACTCCTGACGATTAATGCTCATTTTAGAACAAAATATTTGTCTTGGTATTTCCTCCACAACTTCTTCCTGGTCCAGTTCATCTTTAATGGTTTTTACGGAAATCAAAAAGCACACATCGTCTAGTGATATGTGCTTTGAATTTCCTATATTCGATTTAATTGACGGCATTTTCATTACCTGCCTTTTGGATAACCCTATTATTAATTCTAAATTGTAGGTTACGAGATAAAGGAATATCTTCTTGTCTTTTTCGATAAGACCATGCTGCATAGTCCACGATTAACATCTGGTCATCTATGCTTTCAAAATCTAGGACTATCCCCATTCTCTTAAGTTCATGTTGAGAACTAACTATTAAATTATTAAAATAGGCATCCCTCAAATCATGAGTAATGCCTAAATCCAGTTTCAAAAGATCTAATAGATTCTTTTTGATTTGTTCATTCATTTGTTACACCTTATGATGCTGTTGTTTCTGGTGCTGCTGGTTTAAAAGTAATGTAATATCCAGCTTCGTGATCTACAGATTGCGTGTCAAATCGAACATAACCAGCCAATAACTGTCCGTAAATATCATTATCAATCCATTTCACTGAAGCTTGCTTACGGTTAAATAGTGTACAAAATTCATAAGCATCACCAACAAATCCGACTAAATCACCTTTCTTCTTACCGATGATTTCATCATCTAATACTACTACTTCGCGGCCTTTAATACGTTTTCCAGATGCTACTGTAATATCATCTTGTAATAAGTAACGGCCATTTTTATCTTTCAATAGATCTAATTCATTAAATAATGAAGATGAAACGTAGAATTTAACGTCATATACCTGCTTAAATCCTGTATTTAGTAATGTGACAATTCCATCTAAACCAGTTACATTCTTAGGTTTTGCTGTTTTAAGGATTTCAGCAATTTGAGCATTTTTTGTGTTTAAATCTTGATCCTTAATATCCTCAGCAATTAATCCTGTAATATCATAATCCGCATCATCGATTGCCTCTTGCGAAACAGGAATATAACCACGAAACGTTAAAATATCATATTTTACTTCATCAAAAGTAGGATGTGCTAACTCAGGGTTTTTTGCAAGTTCTGCAACAGATACCATTTTTCCATTTGATTTTCTAATGATTGGGTATTTACCTGAACCTCGATTTACCGGTACTACGCGAACATACTTTGTTAAATCGACTGTATCAACTTTTTCTTTTTGTGGCGCTAATAACTCTTCTGGAATTAATGCTCCACCTTCCACAGATGTGAAACCAGAACGAGTTTCATCTTTTGTACGCACGTAAGCATTAATAGCTTCGCGAGCTTCCATATTTTTTGGCATTTTACGTTTCTCTCCTTTATCTGGTGATCTGCGATTAGATGCTTCCAGTTCCTTTTCAAGTTCCTCAATTTCTTCTGCTAATGCTGTTTTTTCGTCTTCCTTGGAAGTAATATTATCATCATTTTCCTTAATACTTGCCTCAAGTGCTGTTAAGTCGTCTTCATTATCGATTCCTTCAATAGACGCTTCTAACTCACTTCGTTTTGCAAGTAATTCGGTTAACTTTCCTTCCACAGTCTTTAAAGAATTGCGTTTCATATTTAACTTAGCACCAATTAATACTGGATTAGGCATTTGTTAATCTCTCCCTTAATTGTTTTTTTCGTTGTTCTAACCTTTGTTTCTTCATAACTTCAACGTCTTTTTGTCTGGCCATAATATCTGTTTGTGGATATGCTGGAAATGCTGTAATGGAAACTTCGTGCAATTCAGCTTCAGTAATTCTCCATTTCATCGTTCCATCATCACGTGTGATTTGCTCTTCTTTTGTTGGATAAAAACCAAATGAACAGCCACGGACTTTACCAGTCTGCACTTTACGATAAGCACTTTTTGCATTTGGATCTTCTAAATCGATAATCGCTTTTCCCCATAAACCATGGTTGTCGGACTTTAATTCAAGTGTGTTACTACCAAAACTAGCTAAGACCATTCTTGAATCGTGATTATCCAGACACATAATGTCATTGTTACGTAAACTATTTTCAAATGCTGCTGGAGCCACTTCTTCAAATGCTCCTGGCCATAATTCAGTTTCTTGATTGTAGACGACAAAGTAACCTTCAATAATTGCTTCATTTTCGTTTTCGCTAGCCCTAGTTTTTAAATCAGAAGTAAATTGCATGTGACGTTTATTCCCCATCAGTACCACCTCCTTTCAATTTATTTTGATTTCCAATCTTATTAGCTGGAATATAGTTTTCCAGGATGATAAGTTCCTGCATTTCCTTATCCGGATCTAATCCAACCCAGTCGCGCAACTCATTTCTTCTCATTGCATTTCGGTCAACCATCTTTGTACCAGCTTCCACCATTTCGCTTAAATCGTATGAATATAAGCTTCTTGGGTTTAAACGGAAGAACCAATTTGGGTGGAATAGCAAGTCACGCGTTAAAGTTTGAGCTATAATTTGTCCAATTGAAAAAATACGTGTATTAACGAAATTGTTGTATTCGTCCTTATTGAATTCACCAATGCCCAAGAAAAAAGCCGGAATCCCAAAGAGACCAGCAACAGTTTTCTTATCTAACTCAACACCTTCATTAATCGCTATATCCTTTAACGATAAAGGCTTAACTTGTTCCACATTTATTAAATTGGCTGGAATAATCCAGGGCTTTCCGCCTTCTGTTTCATCAAAATATTTGGCCATGATATTTTCACGACCTTCTTTGCTTGAAAGTTCTTCCGTCATGGCATCAACAGAAATAATTAATGAAGGCATATATTTACCACTCATAAAGTTATTTTTTGTCTTAGTTGCTTGATTTAAATTCCTTATGATTTCTTTCAATGCAACCCTATAACCAGTACCACGATACGGATAATTCGGATGTGGGTTAATGACAAAATGAATTACTTCTTCGGGCTTGTACCTGATGCCGTTGAAGTTGATGAGGTAGTCGCCGTCCACATCTTCATAACTAACAGCTTGCATCTGAAATGGTGTTAAATTATCAATCAATCCTGTTCCTGGATTAACTCCAATATGTACGACTGAATTTCCATCACCATAAAGTAATAGATCACTAACGATTTTATAAATCCAAGTTTTACGTGTCATATTTTTATGTGGTTCCACATCGATTTTTCGAGATAATCCATTCTTAAGTCTCTTATCTCCTTCATCTGTATTTTCCATAAGATGAATTGTCATATTAGAAACCAAATCCGCAATTTTATCAACTGCAATTAAAACATCCGGATTATCCGAAAGCCTTGTATAACCAACGGTTTCTACGTTTCCAATTGCTACTGGAATTGTCACAGATGAACGTGTTTTCTTTTTTCTCCAAAACTTCAAGTCCTGCACCTCCTATCTCAATTAGTTATTAAGCCATGTGGAAGCACTTACTGATGAATCTAGATTTTCAAGCATCCGAATCGCTCCAAAAACGGCTGCATCGAAAATATCAATACGCTGATTCGGCATAACTTTTTCATATTGAATCATGTCGTCAGTTTTCTCTATACCTGCTACATTTTGCACACAATATTCAAATGCTTGGGAATGTAAGTAATAAAACTTGCCATCCTTTGTTTGTTTCTCAATTCGTCTAAATCCTTCTGACTTCTTGTAAAAATATTGCGGTTGGTCCACTATAGCAAATCCTTTTTTCTTCATTTCAAGGAAGAATTCTCTACCAAATTTTCTATCAAAACCAACCTGTTTAATCTTGAAGCCCTTTTGTTTCATCTGAACAAACCAATTCACAATATCACTGTAATTAACAGTTGGTGTATTACACATAGTAAGCCATCCATCATCTTGCCAACCGAATAAAGGTATATTATCCTCTTCAGCTTTTTGAGCCGCTGCTACTATCGGGAACCAAGCATGTGGAATGACAATATCGACACCTTGATAATTTCCATATAAAGCGGCTGCCGTTAAATCGTGCATTTTAGAAAGGTCGGCCCCAGCAAACCAATTTATATTTAATTTAAGTAACTCTTCAATCGTCCAATTGTACTTTTTATCCGAACTTTTAAATTCATCTACGTTGAAATACGCTCGAATAGACGATGTATAAATATTTAAGGACTTCGCTAAGAAGTCTTTTCTTTGCTGCGGATCATTCTGCGCTTGCAATGAATCATTTAACATATCGTCCGGACGAATTGAAACACCATATGCTGGATTGGCTTTTTGATGCTCAATCGGGTTCGTATAATCAACATTCCCTTTTTCGTCTTCATCAGCCTTCGCAATAAACACAAAATAAGCTTCGTCCTTTACAGTGCCATCCAGTATCTTTTTACAATACTGTAGACGCTGATAACAAAAGCTTGTCATATTATCTCCGGCTGTCGTAATACCAATCATTAGCTTGTTTGTGTATGCCTTCATGGCTTCTTTAATGATGTTATATTGCTTAGGTGTCTTATAGGCATGTAATTCATCAGCAATCCCAATATTACAGTTTAATGAGTCTTGTTTATCAGGATTTGCGGCTAAAGCTTGAATATATATGGAACCATCTTCTAATTCACCCGAAATTGAGTGCTCCTGGTTATTATCAATGACTCGGAAATTCTCTTTTTCTCCCATTTGCCCTAAGTTAAAGTTTATGAAATTAAAACTTTCTAGCGATTGTTTCAGTGCTGCTGAAGTAATATAAACCTTACTACCAGATTTTCTATGCAAAAGCCCTAATGCCCATGCAAGAGCTGCTGCAAAGGAAGTTTTAATATTTTTCCGCGGAATATAAATAAACGCTTCTTTAAAGCGTCTAATTTTCGTTCCTTTATGATAAAAACCTAGCAAATTATATACCTGGTATTTATGAAATGGTTCTAGCAAAAACGGCATACCTCTTAATGGAGTTCCATCTAAAGTTTCACCTTGAGCATGTACGAATGTTTTTTCAATGATTTCTATAACAAATTCAGCATCTTTTGGGTTGAAATCATATTCAGGATTCTCTAAATCTCGTAAAAATCTCTCGCATCCTTGAATTTGCTCTTTATTCGCAAGCTTTCTGCCTTCCACAATCGATGCTGCATACTCCATAACTAAATCGTAATTTTCATATTTACTCATGATGAACCACTCAATGTTTTCATTAATTTAGATTTAGGCTTTTCTGGCTCTTTTTTACGAACTGGCACTTCTGGTTTCTTTATCCGTTCATATGATTTCGGATTTAGACATAATAAATTCGAATAATTCGCCAGGTCTTTCCGCAAGGCTTCCATAGCTGTATAGATGGGGGTCTTTCTTTCATTTGTAGCCCCGGCTTTGTTTGTATATGAATCTGTTATTTTGAAGCCAGATCCCTCAAATTGACGCTCAAAAGCTTTATATTGAGCCAACATACCAACATAAATGTCAATTGTATGCTCAAAATCATCACGATAGACACCTAAATGCTTCATATTAGCAATTACACTTTCTTTCAATTCTGCTCTTTCCTGCTGATCCATCCGGGCACCACACCCCCCTTCTAAAAAAATAAGGTCGCTCTATTGGAAATGCCTCCCCCTCTCGGTCCCCATAGGGCTTTTTGAATTGTTTTTAAAGTGGGGGGATTGTTTCTTTTATGATTGATTTGGATTTGAATGATTTTCCTTCAAAAATACATCAATCGTTTTTTCTAACAAACTAATAGCCGATTCTCTTCTTTGCTTTGGTGTTGTATTATCTTCCATTTCATTAAAGATACGAATGGAACGTTCTAACTTTTGTTTATCGATGCGTTCGTTTACGATGTCTTGTCCTAACATTGAAACGAATGTACCAATCACAACCGCTTGTTCTTGTTTAGTTAGTTTCATTTGCTATCATCCTTTCCCTACGTTCTACCCATTGCATACCCAATGCAGTTAGTGCATCGCTTATACGGTCATGCATCTTATCGTGACATCTTCCACACAGGCTAACCAGATTACTTGATGTGAGTCTCAGCTCTGGTCTATTCCTTAGTGGATGGATATGATGTACAGTTGTTGCTTCTGTATTCTTGCCGTATCGTTTACACTCCTGGCATTGATATTGGTCACGCCTTAATACTGTTGCACGTTTACCCTTCCAACGTTTTGTTTTGTAGAAGTTAGTCACAACGAACACCAGCATACTTAATCATTTCATTATCTAAAGCTCTCCTTCGATGTTCTACTAATTGAGGATTACAATTGTTTATTATCAACACATGCTTCTTTACTTTCATCAAGTCCATACTTACTTTGTGTGTATCCTCAGTTGTTTCATGAGCTTGTACATCTTCCTTAAGCTTTAATGCTTCAACCAATTCCTCTGTTGAGAACTTAGATAGAACTTCCATAACATCTTTATGTTCCACCTTTTTTAAATCAACTCCATCAGATTGAGGTAACATATACAAACTACCAACCGTACATTTACAACATGGAACTACATCAACTACGCATACAAAAGAACTAAACGAATACTTACAGTTACTACATTCATAATTGTATAAGTCTCTAGCCATCTCTTCTCGTTCCTCCTCTTCTTTTATAGATTTCAATTGTGCCATTTCCTTTTCAACCATCTTATCGATGGAATCGTGAAATTTCATTGAAACTATAGTTACTTTTTCTTTTTCATAATTCCACTCTTTGAACAATCGAATTACATCATGAACATAAGCCTTAACATCATGTGCAAATAGTTTAAATCTCTTAAACACATGGAACACCACCTATGTAATTTTTACATAATAAAAGAGCAACCATGCATCAGTTGCCCTTTCGTCGATTTCTTATGTTATTACTATAATTCATATTTTCAATGGTTAGTATAATGAGAACTTACCTTAAGTAAATGTTAAGTTCTATTTGAGTACTCAACCTTCCCTCTCATTTCAGCATGTTTATTGTAAATATATTGCGGACTGTAATTGAGATGTTCCGCAACCTTCTCCAATGTCATGCCTTCCACATACTTGAAATATGCAATTCTATGTTCCAATCCTTTGAATGTACGAATAAGCTTTTTCAATTTGTACATATCATTCATCTTATGTGCTAATTCATATTCAATTGCTTCAATACGTTCTTCTACCTTCGCGCCTTCCGATTCAGCAGTTAAACGTACCTCTCGCAAATCACCACTTACCCAGCGTTTTAATTCAGCTTTTGTTTTATCTAAGTTGTAATCTAAGTATGCGATTCGTTCTTCTAATTTCTGATAGTCTTTCAGCCAGTCAAACAAATGATGATTCACCTACTTTCTTTGGTCCTTCCACAATCTAATTTACAATACCAGCTTTAACAAAGATGTTTCTCCACGCTTTATTAGTTTGGTGTTTATCAACGGCTTTCGCACGTTTAGCAAGGCGTTTCTTTAATTTCTTTTTCTTATGATTGTTCATCGCTATCACCATGCACTTTCAAATAGTTTTGAGCAAATCGTAATTGTTGACCAATATATTCATCATCCTCATTACCACCACTTACAATCCAATCTCTAATACGATTATTGATATCTTGTAGCATACATAATGGTAATTTAGATGCTATTTCATTAATTTGTTGTAAATAAGTCATTCAATCACCTCACGCTTGAAGAACTTGTATTTTGCAATTGTTTTAAAGAACCAACTAGATTCATCCGCTTTTGAAAGTTCTTTATTTCCATTTTGGTAATAGATATTACTGATTTCACCCTTCAGGATTAACTCGAACACATCAGCTAGTGAAATTTCTTTATATCTTTCCATTAAAACTACCTACCTTTCTTCTTTAAAACTACAAATCTCATAAAACACGTTTATTTTCGATTCTAAGACGTTTTAACACTTGCACACCTATTTGTATTAAGAAAGAAATCAAACTTCAAATTACTATATTTCTGACGGTAATTTATATGTCGAAACGTGTCGATTATGTTCAAATGAAAGTTTTATTAAGTCTTCCTTTACATTCCGAAGAATCTCTTAACTAATTTATCTATACTTATTTTTTGGACACAAAAGTTAAAGTAAAACAAAATACTTGCACCTAAATTTGCTCCAGGTATTAATACTAAAAACAAGAGAAATATGTCTGGACCAGTTTTTGTTTCTTTCATTACCCATTTCATGATTTTACGACTAACAAGTACGCTCCCTACATATAGAAACAACAATACTAGTGAAAATAAAATTTTATTAGCAACTGGCATATGTATACTCCCCCTTTCTCCCAAATAACTATTTTGTTTAGTTTTCTAATAAACTCACACGTTGCAAATATCTAGCTAAAAAGTAACCGCTAAATCCTTCTAAAAACACCACTTGCGAGCCACTACTTGATTTGAATTGATCCGTCCGACAAGTCCAAATTTTACCGTTATAGTGATCCGCTTCTCCACATGTATGCATCACTACTTTGTCGCCTATTTTTAATTCATCCACTACACCGAACGCCATTTGATACGCTTCTTTGTATTTACGTTTTATAAAATCAACTTGTTTCCACGTTCTAACGTTTTCGAAGCGCCCTTTCATGTAATTTATACAAACATGATCTATATCTTCTGGTGGGCTAGGGAAGTAAGTGGATGATTGCTTACCGCTACTCGTTGTATAAGTCATTTCTACGCCACCATCTTCATTCTTTATCATTTCAAATGTAGGTTTCATTTTCATTCCTCTTTTCTCCCAAATAACGCTTTGGTTATAAACTAATATCCCTGAATCCCCAGTTCTTGACGTCTAAGAATCTCTTTTTGGATTGCTGTACGTAACGTAGCTATTACTACATTCTTATCATTACCAATAAACAGCAAAGCATCTTTTAAAACACTAGTAGGATACATTCTTAAGTCCATCATTTAATAGCACCTCACTTTTATACGAAATTAAAATTTGACCAGTAGCAACTGGTACTACTGGTGCTACTGGCACTGGAAAAACGACCTCATTTCCAATACTTACAGGAAGTCCTAACCCAACAGTTGGTTCAGCTATTTTCAACAAAATTCAAAATTGGTCTTTATCAAAAACTTCAATATCATGTAAAACCTGCGTAAAGATTACGTTGATTCAGCCTATCTACCCAATAATCGTTATATAATGAACTTGCAAATACCCGATTTGCACAATACGTCCTTTCCATGCGACTTATGCTTGAGTGCTAGGAGAAATCCTAGCCTTTTTTATTAATATCCAACCGCTAATCGTTTGAAATTCTCTTCATTCTTCTCCTTATACATATGAACCACGTCATTCCATGTAAACCCAGCAAATACAATTGTTTTATAGAATAGATCCATGATGCCTAACATAGATTTCTTCGCACCAGCTTTATCCTTATACTCAACTTTTCCTATTAAGTAATTAATGTTTTTATCCATATGGAAGAATGCTTTATTGAAACCATTAATTTTACTTGTTGTAATTTCAACTTTTCGTAATTCACGTTCTAATTTAAAGTCCATCGCAACAGATAACCAGAAATGAAGAATATCAACCATTTCTTCTAATAATGATTCTTTCGGCTGTTCAAATTTTGTTGACCACATCTTGAAAGCATTTGTAACGTTCCATGCTTCATTTACTTCATTTTTTAATGCATAAGCTTTATTGAACATCATGTCATAGCGAAGATAATTCTTTTTATGCTTTGATTTAATATCATCATCAAGTGCCTTTTGCATTTTAAATAATTCTGTTAGATCCACTACAGTATTAGCCATTTTTAATTACATCCTTTCAATTTATAAGTGATATCCTGAGCCGAAGCCCAGGACTATTATTTATTCAGCAATCGTTTCTTCATCAACAATCTTTAATTGACCAGGAGCAACTTCCGTTGTCCCATCTGGATTAACTTTGTAATCTACACCTTCATGTGGCTCTTCAAAACTCATTTGTCCTTCTGGAACATCATCATTTTGTGGACGACTCTCCATCACTTCTTTAGGAGTTTGATAAGCGAACGTTAAATCAATCAAGAAATACTGACCGTATTTGTTATATTTCTCTGCGATTTTGTGCATTTGAAGGTTGTCATTTTCTTTAGCAGCTGAAATGATTTCCTCCGCCTCTTCACGTGTATCTGCATAATGTTGTTCCTTTTGATTAAGTTGTACTTTTGCCATTGATAAATCCCCCTAATTAATAATTGTTTTTTGTGATTCGACTTAAATTAAACCAATTAGACCTTATTGAATGTTCAATGTTATTTTTCGTTATTAATTACAGCGTTTCTAGCCTTAGAAAGTCTTTCAGCCGCTTTCAGTCTTTGTTCTTCTGTCATAACTCGTAAATTCTTCATTGTTACTTGTTTTTCTTGAAGAATGCCTTTAACAGCCGTTGGCCTTCCATCCTCTTCTTCTAAGGTTTGTAATTCACATAGATTACTAAGTTTTCGAATATGTTTAGGAACAGTAGAGTAAATATTCCACTGACCTGTACTATTATCAAAAACTAGTGTAGTTTCTTGTTCTTCACGAGAATATGTCATATTAAAAGGCTCCTGTTTTAAGATAATGTCTAGCTTGGTAGTAAAAGTGATAATATATCCAGTTACCGCTGTACTTGTTATCTAAATACACAATTTCAAAATCGTATTTTGCTTTAAATGTATTAAGTCTTCCAAGTAACGCTAATGGATTATATTTCGAACGATATTGACCCTTTAGCATCTTTTCGTACCCTTTAAGGTCCTCCACAATTAAAGTGAATGGAATGTCCTTTGAACGAATTAATTCATTTTCAAACGCTGTTTGAGTATCCTTTTGTAAGTTCCCTGTGATCTCATCCATGTGAGCTTTTCTTTCTACTCGACTATCTAAGTAAATGTCACGAGAAATGCCTAACTCTTCATTTTTGGGAATCATGCAGCCGTAATCACCCGTATCTAATTTTTGTAGCTTTACTGGTATATCCTTTTGATTTAAATAATCAAGGATATGACCATTTACGTTTTCACGAGTATCGATAACGATTGTGAGTGTTTTAAGGATTTTATCTATTTCTTTATCTGTGTAATGGAAACGAATCATTCTGATGCCTCCAGTAACTCTGGGTTTTCGTAGGTATTTCCGATGACTTCAAATGTTTGTTTACCGTCTTTTCTATTTCTTAAAAGTTCGAATAACGACCATTCATAAGTGCTGAAAAATCCTTCTTCATACGTAACAGCTTGGCTCTGTACATCTTCTCTTAATTCAAAATTTGATACGATTTTTAAAATGTCACCCTCGTAAATTTCGCTGCCGTTCTTATCTTTTAACCCTGTATATTGTCGTGGTTCCGAACACATAAGCCATTCATCAGTTTCACACTCTAAAATCCACCAAGTATTATCATCATCTTTTGATATACATTCGCTATAAATCCAAGCACCGCCATCATAAGCCTTAAACTTAATTTCTCTCATCTTCATGCTCCTTTCCTTGCATATAAAACCGCACGTTCATATATTTTTCTAGCCATTGCATTCGATTCATCATTTTCAAATTGTCGATGATCGTCATAAACATCTGTCCATCCGTTCTTAGCAAGGACAATCGTCCAGTCATAAAATAATTGCAGCGAATCTTCTTCATCAAGTAACCACTTATGTAATTTCTCGTTATGCTGCCATCCGCAAAAGTGATGGAATATCTTCATTAATGTGATTTTCTCCGAACTTTCGTCTTTCCAAGATTTAAACCAATCATAAATAGCTTGATAGTTTTGTTCGGCTGCTTGCATAACTTCCGTTGGAATTAAATTTTGTTTCTTTATCGCAACTTGATTGTCTTTTTCATCAAGATAGATATTTGCACCAGATTTCCAAATTGCACTTAAAATTAATAAAACCTGCAAATCTATCACCTCTGTTATCAAAAGTTACTTAGAAGTGTTACTAAAAAACACCGAAAATTAGTATGTGTTACTTTTTAGTAACCCACTTGACCCTTAGAGCTCCAAGGGATTAAGGCACCTAGGTTACTTTTGTTACCTATTTTGAGCATTAAGCTCCCTAATAGAATACTTATATATATATTTATTTTTTGTTTATATATATTTTTAGTAACAAAAGTAACAAAAAGAGTATAAAAAGTACCTTGAGCCCTTATGTATCAAGGGTTTTAAGTAATTTTAAATGGGTTACTTTTAGTAACACTTTGGCTATTTTCATCGTTTTTCAGTAACTTTTGCTGCTGAAAAGTATTTTTTCGGTCTGTTAAAGTAACACCTTTGATGTAATACTTATTTTTGTTACCACGTTCTCTTTTGAATCCTTGGGATTCTAAAATTCGGTAAAATGCTCTATTTTTCAATTGATGCTCACCATTTCGAAAACACCAATTGGAATAAACTTCATATAATTCTTTTGCTTCAATTTGAACATCTTCTCGTTTAAAACAACATTCGAATATAAACGGACCGAGAATATCCATTTCCTCTTTGTAATCACCAGTTGCTTTCATTACAATTGCTGGATCGCTTAGTCCCGACTTCTGCCACTTCAAGCAACCCTCAATCGCCCAATTCAGAATGCCAGGCATTTCAAGACTTATCTTCTCTGGTAATTTCTTATCACGCTTCTCTTTTGGAAGTTGTAAGTTAAATGGAATTAAGCGAATACGTCTCCAAATACCTTCATCAACACCCTTAATTACTGGCTTATGATTTGTAGTGAAGAATACTTTAAACTCTGGTATGAACTCAAAATATTCTTGTCTAAGGAAACGTGCTAACACTGGCTCTCCACCTGTTATTTGTTTTACAAAAGCTTCTGAGAGTTGTTCCCCCTCTTCACTTTCAATTGCAGATACAAAGCGTGCGCCTACTAATCTAGCGATATCATTATTGGCTCCTGTTTCTTTTTTCTTGATGAAAGTATCAGATTTCGCTTGTTTACCGTATTCACCCAACAAGTCCTTAATTGTATTAATAAAGGTCGATTTTCCGTTGGAACCTCCACCAATCAAGAAGACCATTATTTGCTCCGTAATTTCTCCTGTTAGGGAATAACCAATTAACCGCTGCATATATTCCACAAGTTCTTTATCACCTTGGAAAATTTGATCTAAGAAATTAAGCCATTCTGGACATTTCGCATTTTCATCAAATGAAACATTAGTAATTTTAGTTAAACCAAGTTCCCGATCATGTTGCTGCAGCTTCCCTGTTTTTAAATCCACAATACCGTTCTCGACATTGAATAAATATTTATGTCTATCAAAGTCCTCGCGTTCTCCTGGTACTAATGGCATAAGGTCCTTAATACTGTTCATTCGGATGTTTCTACGTTCACACATTCGCGCCCATTTCGTTTCCGCTTCATCTTCTGACTTATATAAGCTGCGAAGTACTTTGGCTGTAATTCTTTCAATCTCTTTTTTTGTATCTAGCTTCCAACGTTTGCCGTCCCATATGTACCAGCCAATATCGCTAACATATTTGATTACATGGCCATATTCATATGCGATACGTTCAGCATTTCCCAATTCAGTTAAACGGAATTTCTTTTTCGGCTTGTCCTCCACAACTTCAACCGCATCTTCATTAATGAAATCAAAGGAAAATTCTTCGAATTGCTGTTTGTTATCTAAAATAGTTGTGGAAGTAGATGAAATGGCTGTTCCTATCGTTCTTTCGCCGTATGTTTCATTTGTATCGCTAAAATGGATAACGTCCCATTTATCACGAATCAAGCTAGTCTCACGGAACATCGTATCCATTCGAGTTGCTGATTTACCTGTCCAGAAAGCTAAGTGGTTACATAAAGCAAGATCAGTTGCCGAATGGTCATTATTTATTAAGTTGCCGTTGTATAATGAACGAATCTCATCACCGTTTTTACTTCTAAACATTCTTTCCCACAAAACTTCATTTGAAATTTTAATTTCATCTTTTTCAAACTCTGCTAAATTCACACGACCTTGAATGTCGCTATCATCAAAATATTTTTCAAATACTTCAGCTAGTTCATCCGTTCGCTCGTATACATCATTGGAATTCTCACGATTTCCAGTAAAGGTAAAGAAGCGGCCGTATGAGTAAATTTCTAAACCGTGCTTTGTATTTTTACGACCAGTACCTAAAACAGATTGTGGAAGACCACCTCTGATAATGATGTGAATCCCATTTCCTGAAGGTGAAAACTCTGTATAGCTATCTAATGTATCGATAATCTCTGTTGCAAATGCATTTGTTTTTTCATCTACAACGCACTTATCAATATCGACTCCTATATACTTATCCTGCTTACTGAATACAAAGCCTATTCCGTCATAATCACCTTCTAAGTAGAATTTGACCGCTGTTGCAAATGTTGACCATGTACGTCTGTTATTTGCTTGAGCCATTTCACCAGTGACTTGATATGGAACTTTTGTTGGTTTGCCGTTTCTTTTTTCCTTACGCCATAAGATCCATTGCGGAAGGGCTTTTAACTCAGTAGGGATTTCATTAAAATTGTATGGATTTTCTTTCATTGCGCCCTCCAATTAGCTTTTTAGGGTATAAAAAAGAGAAGTCGGCAAAACCAACCTCTCTATTTAGTTATTTAGAATGGTAAATCATCATCGCCCACCGTTACTGCTGGACCACTTGTAATTGGATTTACATCCGACACATCATAGTATTTTGCTTTAGCAGCTGTTCGTTTTTCCTTCTTACCATCAACTACTTTGTCATACTCTTCATGCTTTACAGTGATTTTTAAATTCTTATTGATAAGTTGTTTCCCCATATCTTCAGCAGAAGTGAAAGCATGATTATTACCAAAACCGCATGCTTTTAATAATGAGTTAACGATTCGTACTGAAACCTCATGTTCGAATGTAAACATGTTATAAAGTACTTTTGCACCTTGATGATTTTGTGGTACATCACTGCGAATCTCGAAATCTACCGATAATTTATCTTTACCAGCTTGTGTTTTACCAGCTTCCGCATTTACAATTACCGCTTCATATTTACCTTCGGCAACTAATTCAAATCCTGTGTTTACGTTTGTTTCATCAAATTTAAAGAATGACATAATATATTTCCTCCAATTGTTTAATATGGTATTACCGCTAAAATATTATGTGGATGAAGTGCTTGCCCATGACCTACAACAAGTATCCCTCTATGTTTTTCACTATGATAAACATCAACTTTTTGCATAAATTGCTTCGCTAACTTCTTTTGTATTTCAATGAGTCGCTCTTGTGTCATCATGCCTTCTCCACATTCGCTAATATTAATTCTTCTTGTATGCAGCCTTGGCGCGTATCTAAATGATTCTTAGCGTAAACACTTTGGTCACCTTCTAAGATGAACCCTCGTGTCCCATCGGCTTTTTTAACTAATCGTCCAACGACATGAACAATTCCCATAATGTGATTAACGATTTTATCTCGAATATCAGGAATGAACTGTGTATATTGCTGACCATCATCATGAATGATAGTTCTTGTTGTCTCCCAAGCCGTGAAAATAATATTTGCATCTAATGCCTTAAATGTTTCTACTAACTTTAAAAGATGGTTATCTAGCAAAGCGTAATGCTTCAATTCAGGCATACCACTTTTAGTATCTTCGCCTTTTTTAAGCAACCATAACTTTTGATAATGCGTTAAATTATCGATGAAAATATTGTCATACTTATCGATATTAGCTTTTGCAAGTGCATAAAACTGTAGAATGCTATCATGCGGATTGCTCTCATCAATTTCAGCTACATCTACATTTTCATAACCAGATAACACTTGGCTTGTCCCATCAATATCAAATACCAATGTTTTTCCTGGTAATAACCCAGCAACCGTTGTTTTCCCACTGCCTGGTTTTGAATAAGCAATAATTTTTGCTCTTTCACTTTTCGTAATTTCAGTACCGTTTTTGGTTTTCATTTAGCTCACTCCTTTTTCATCTAGCAATCCAAGGTTATATGCTGCTTTCGCTGTTCTATGGCCAACAAGATGCCCTCCAACAGTATTTGCATAAGGAGATATTCTCCCTTGATAATAACCAGTTTTCAACTCCGTTTTAGAGAATGGATGTCCTAGCTTTAAAACTGGACCTCCAATAAATTTCAGCTTCTTTTTTGCCCAGGAATAATACTTTGTCTTTCCAGTTAAATGCAAAGTGTTTCCGTCCCTATCTTTGTAATACCAATCTGATAATTCGGGACCTATTTCACTAGCTCCACATTCATAACAATGGTATGGGCCACATTGCACCATTCCCACCCCTACATCTACCCAATCGGCTTCCATGTGCGATTGGCAATAAGGACACTCTCGTGTCGGCGTATCGTATGCCCCCATTCTTATACCTCCACAATCGAACGTCTTTTTATGCCAATGATTGGCTCTGTGTATCCAGCAAGCTCTAACTGCCTTTGAGCTTTTCTAAATACATAATCGATATTTTCATTTTCTTTTATGGATCCGTCAGGATTTAAATGTTTATTAGGAATCCATATGTTTTGATTTGTTCCACCTAATGTAAATCGTTTCGCTGCATAGTTTTTGTAATTGCGATTAATAAGTTCTAACCTTATTCCTTTGTAAAACTGAATCATTCCTGAACTTCCACACTATAAGAAATAGATTCAGGCTTAACCGTAACTCCTGGAACAATTTGTCCATTTTCATCTACAACAACTTTTTCACCGCTGATTTCAACTATTTTTAATTTTTTCTTTAAATCAGTCCAGCTGACTTCATTCTTAATGCAATCATCAAGTTCGTTTTCAATAGCATATTGGAGAAGGTCATGTTTATTTTTCTGTTCCGGGGCTTCCTTACTCTTACGAGTTTTCGATTTACCATAAGGCGTACTAATTGTTTTCTGCTTTGGATCCACTTCAAGTTGTTCCATATGATAACGTCGGATATGAGTTTCAAAGAATGAAATGCTATTGTGGATGGGCTTTAATTCATTTTTCTCCCAATCAGTAATACGCTCACGTTCATCATTTGCTAGTGTTGTAATTTGCTTTTCTTGTGCTTTAAGAGCTGAAATTTTACGGAATGCCCAATTTAATTGATTAATATCCGTAACCTCAAACTGTTGCTCCGCATCTTGTAATTGGTCCACTTCCATTAATTCATTTTGTTGTAATACATTCATCGATATTACCTCCAAATTTATTTTTAAATTCTTTTGCAGTGTAAAGAGAGAAATATGTAAATCCATTTTTCGTAAATTCAACTTTCACAGGATACTGTAGAGAACCAGTCTCTTTCACTTCTAAACTACCTTTTTCATCTAGTAACTTTTCAAACAAAGCATCATTAACTTGTACTTTGTTATCACTATAAATGTCTAAAATCCCATTAGTCCTAGCCGAACCAAAAGCTTGTACATGCCCTTCAATTACGTTGATATCCATCAAAATTCCACCACCTTGGCATATTCCACTGTTTTGCGGATTACTTCTCCACCAACATCAATGGCTACTTGTTTTGATTCTTCATATTCAAATTCCATTGCACTTTTCACTAACTTAGTTACGACCAATGGATTCGCTTTACTAACAAATAAATTACCTACACTTACTAGATATATAGTTTTAGGTGCTAATTGTTTATCCATGCAGATTCACCTCGCTTAAAAGTAAAATCAGGTCCATTCGCTTTACCTTTACGTCCAGCTTCAGCTTTGGACATCTTAGGTGTAGTTATGGCTTCTTCTACGCTCATTTTCATTTTGTTACTTGTACGTGTATATAAAAGTGATTTACTAATTCCGTTAGCGGCTGCACGTTCAATTTGTTCCGGCGTAAATTTACACATTGATATGTAACCTCCTAATCTATGAATTTGGAATCATACGTGTTGCACCAGTAAAACGATGTACCAGGTGCAATTCCTCGTTTACCTTCTTAAAAATCAACCAATGTTCTGGATTTAATTTATAGGACTGAATATGAATCTTTTCACGTTTGTTTGGCTTCTTACCGTTCTTCACGCTTGTCCCTCCTTGATTGTCATTGGAGTAAATTCGAACGTCCCATCAACAATACTTTTTATATCAATCGTTAATTCAGTAAATGATTTTTGCTTTTCATCATAAAAACCAACTACAATACTTAAGGGTTTTACAAATTTAACGATGCATGGCGTGCTAATTTCTGTACGTCTGCTGTAGTTGTATTTACTCAACCAATATGCGGTACCACTTTTAATAGTTTCTGTATCAAATTGCGGTTTGTTTACTATCATGCATTTCACTCCTTTACAGGAAATCTATTCATGCTATAATGACTGTGAATAATTTTACTTAAATCACCTGTTGGCGCAGGTGGTTTTCTTTTTATACAGCTCGAAAGCATTCAACATTTTGTTTCTCAATTAAGTAATCCGTTAAATTTTCTTTAAGTACGACATCCTGACCAAACACAAAATATTTATCATCTTGCTGAATTTCACAACCATAGCAATCTTCAATTGGATGATCAGGTTCTTTAATTGATTCCTCTTCAGCAATCTCTTCCACAAATATTGCGTCGATATTATGTTTATTGAGATGGACCAACTGTTTGCTTAATCCTTTTGTGTCCCATTCAATTTTTTCAATAGAACCGAAACCATTTATAATTGTTTTAAATTGTTCTACTGTAAAACTTGCTTTAGCACCTGATTTAAAAACCAATGTTACTTCCTTCAATTAACTCACCTCCCTTCGAGTTGAAACCTTACGGTTCATTTCGTACATCTTGCGCTTTGCTTCTAATTCCATAGCCAGTAACAATGTAGGGCTGTTCTTTGCTTCAGCACATCTTTTTCTTACTTCATGACCTTTCATGATTCTTGTTGCGGATAATACTCCGTTCATTTTCCTTCACCATCCTTGTTTATTTTTTAAATAAATCATCCACGGTTGTCTTAAAGTGTTGAGCTAATTTTTTTGCTTCCGTTAAAGTAAAATCACTCTTTCCTTTTTCTTTTAAGTAATAGGTCTGTTTCGATATATTTATTACTTTACCGGCAGCTTCCTGAGTCATTCGATTTTCTCTACGGGCTATAAAAAGATTTTGATACATAACCTCATCACCTCATTTCGACAATAATTCTCTTAAAAGAACAGTTTGTTCTTTATAAAGTGACAAAATTCGACATTTTGTTTTGAAAAAAAAGTGAGGATTTCTCCTCATCACCTCACTACCTTTAAACGGTAGTTGGAGTCAAAAAAAATCATCATCATACTTCCCGTCATTAATTATAGGCAATCGAATATTATCAGATGGTATTTTATATACTATAGATGCTTTCTTTAAAACATGACCCGGAATAGCTGTAATACCTTGTTCATAATTACGAAGTGTTTTCCCAGTAACACCAAGCATTACAGCCGCATTCTCTTGACTTAATTCAGCGTTAACTCTTGCTGCTTTTAATGTTATCTGCAACATATCATTACCTCCTTCCGTTAATTTCTACACTCAATATACTACCTTTAAACGGTATAGTCAATACTAAAAAGTATAAAAAATACCTTTTAAAAGTATTTTGCCTCTTTACACAACTACCGAAAAACGGTAAAATAGTATTAGAAAGTGAGGTGATATCAATGAGTAGCCAACAAGAAATGAAAGATATTATGGCAACAAATTTAAAAAAACATGCTAATAAAAAAGGTGTATTTCAATCTGATATTGCAAAAGAATTGGAGTTACCGGAAACAACTGTTTCAAATTGGTTTAAAGCAAAAACATATCCAAGACCCGATAAAATACAATTGCTAGCTGATTATTTTAATATCAATCGATCCGACTTAACTGAAGATAAGCCTTCTAATTTATATGAAGCTCCTATTCATCCAGTTAAAGTACCTATATTGGGAAAAATAGCATGCGGTTTACCTATCAGTGTGGAAGAAAATTTTGAAGGATTTCGTTATGAAATGCCAGATATTTTGCCACGAGGAGAAGTATATTATTTAGAAGCTAAAGGGAATTCCATGGAACCAACTATACCTAACGGATCGTTTGTATTAATTAGAAAGCAAGACGATGTGGAGAATGGTGAAATAGCTGCTGTACAAGTTAATGGTGATACGGAAGCAACTTTAAAAAGAGTAAAAAAACAAGGTAACGTTGTAATACTAATGCCAGATAATACTTCATATGAGCCTTTAATCATCACAGAAAGTACTCCGGCAAGAATCATTGGTAAAGCAATTAGATTTACCAGAGATCTTTAAATTTCTAGCGCTAGCAATTTAAAAATTAAGAGTAGACGACGGTCTACTCTTTTTAATACACAAAAGAGAGGAACTAAATATGACCATATACAAAGACGAAAAAAGGGGTACTTATTATTTTGTAGTTAGAGTTAGACAGTATGACGGAACTTTAAAGCAGGTAAAACGTCGTGGTTTTAAAACAAAAAAAGAAGCCCGTGAAGCTGAAGCAAAGATGTTGATTGAAAAAGAGACCACTTCAAGTTTAACTTTTTCCCAAATCGCTGATAGTTATTTTGAATGGTATTCACAAAGACGTAAACAGTCTTCAATTAACACTATAAAAAACGCAATTTATAATCACTTAATAAAAGAGTTTGGGAACATGAAAATGGATCAAATCACTGCAAATCATGTAATGCGTTACCAAAACAAAATGATGAGTAAATACTCGGCTGAGTACTTAAAAAAATTTCATACAACACTTTCAGCTATATTTAACTTCGGAATAAAATTTCATGGGCTAACTACCAATCCTGCTAGAATCGCTGGGAATTTTGAAAAAGACTCAAATAAGAGGATAAATTTTTGGGAGTTTGAAGAGTTTAAAAAATTCATTTCAGTTGTGGACGAGCCATTATACAAAGCCTTTTTTACAACACTTTATTATAGTGGTGCCAGAAAAGGTGAACTGTTAGCTTTAACATGGGCGGATATTAATTTCGAAGAGAAGACAATTGATATTAATAAAACAGTATATAACCGTCAGGTTACAGAACCAAAAACAAAGTCTTCTAAACGCATTGTCATGTTGCCTAATTTTACAATGGATTTATTAAAAGACATAAAAAAAAGGGCCAATTTATCGGTCCCAGTTAAAGATGATTATGTTGTGTTTGGTGAATTCTATGACTGTATAGCTACGACTACACTACATAAAAAATATAATAAATACCTAAAGGCATCTGAAGTTAAAGAAATTGTAATGCATGAATTTAGACACTCTCATGCATCATATTTAATAAATAAAGGCGTTAGTCCACTTGTAGTAGCTCAACGCCTAGGTCATTCAGATGTAGCAACAACTTTAAACACTTATAGCCACTTATATCCATCAAAACAATCGGAAGTAGTTGCATTTATGGAGAACGATTTGGTATAATCGTTACCAAATCGTTACCACGAACGTTTCAACCGTTGATAATATAACGTTAGTAAAGACCCTGTTCGTCAATTCCTTTTTTCTGTCTTATTTCACATTTAATTTTTCTTTCACTTTCGCTGGAAGCTCGTCTTTCTTCACTTCTTCCCAAGCTGATACACCTTTTTTATCTGAGTGGTATACGCGTAAGAATGCTTCTTTACGAAGGTTTTTTTGTGCCATAAATTCTAATTCTTTTTCTTTACCTTCTTTATCAAATCCAGTTAATTTATATTGGTAATCTTTATATGGTTCACCATTATCAGATTTACCATTATACTCTTTTCCATCTACTGTAATTTGAACGTAGTACTCATCTTTACCCATACGATTTAAATCACAGCCAACTAAAAGACTCGCAAATACAACTAAAATACTAAAAAGTGCAATATATCTTTTCAT